TCGCGCGCAACGACCTGCGAGCGCCCGTCCTCCTCGTCGCCATAGGCCGCACCGTTGTAGGAATTGATCGCCGCCTCGACTTCTTCGAGCAATGTCCCGTCGTATGCGCGGGCTTCTTCGCTCTCCAGAAAGGCGAGGAATGCGGGATCGATGGTCATCAATAAGCGCTCAGAAGAAAGGCCATGATGATCTTGGCTTCATTCATGTCGAACGAACCATTAGCCGTCGCCAACTCAGCGGCGCGGATGGCAGCGCGCCGCTCGTAAGCCACGCGGCCCGACAAAAGCCTGATGATTGAGCGCATCAAACTATTCCTCTGTTCGAATAGCGTATCGGCTGAGCGATGGGCCGGTTCTTGTGACCGACCGCGAAATATCTCAGCGCGTCCGCGTAATGGCTGGTCCAGTCGTGCAGCGGGTGCTGCTTGAACTCTTGCCGCTTCTCATCATACTCGCGACGGTACATCCTGAGCGCTTCGATCCCCGCCTTGCACTTGTCCTTGTCGAACCAGCATGTTGGCAGCAGCATCCGCACCGCCTGAATACCGTCTGCCAATGGAATGTTCGGGCAAACCGTTGCCTTGATCCCGAGTCCGGCTAAGACTTCCTTGCGGGACTTGCCGGTCCCCAGCTCGCGGACCTCGACATCATGCGGGAGATAGTGATTGCCCCACACATAGTCTCGCTCAGATAGGCGCTTAGCGTACCAGTCGAGACCGACGCCTTCACCCTTGAGCACGTCAATGATCCGCGTCTCGCGTCCGACCGTTTGAATAAACCAGATGACCGTCGAATCCGCGACGCCAAGATCCCACGCCGTATTGACAGGCAGGCGAGGATCATAAGGCACGCCGACAATGCGATCGGCAGCCTCGGCATCGTTCATCTCCTTGCCGTAGTAAGCGCCCTTGACTGCGGCCTCGAACGAACACTCATATTCCTGGGCGTATTCGTCCTCGCTCATCATCTTGGCCGCGTCGGCAAGCTCGGCCGCATCGAGCAGGCCGGTTTCCGATGCCTTGAGCATCAGCCGGTGCCAGTCGCTGTCGCCCTCTGCTAAAGTCCAGAGCTGGTGAAAGGTATTCTTGCCCTTTGGCGTTCCGATGAAGATTGCCCAGCCTTTACGGTCGCTAAGAGCCGGGCGAACGACTTGGGTCCATACGGTCGGATCCATATCGCCAAATTCGTCAAGGATGGTGCCGTCAAGGTATATGCCGCGGAGGCGGTCAGGATTGTCAGCGCCGTAGATGCGAATCCTTGCGCCGTTGTTCGGAAGCTCAACCCACAGTTCCGAGGCATTGACCTTCCTCTCCGGCCCGAAGCAGTCGGTGTATTCGAGCAGATAATTCCAGGCGATGTCCTTGGCCTGGTTGAGCTGTGGAGCGATGTAGGCGAACCGTGGGTTATTGAGACCGCACGTCGCCGCGGCCTTGATTAGCTCATTGACGCAGGCGACCGTCTTTCCCGCCCTTCGATGGGCGACCGCAATGCCCCAGCGTGTCTGGCGTGTGTGCAATCCCAGGAATTGACGGCGCGGAGCGTAGGGGCTCTCGATTACTGCGGCTGCTTCCACGCCAACGCGCCGGAGACTTTGACTGCGTGCTCAAGTGCACCGTTGACCTGAAGCGGCAGAAGCTTGGGATAAATCTGCGTCCAGAATGCGCGCTCGTTCTGTGCGTCCTCTTTCGCCCAGACGATTAGCCGCTCGGCTCCGCCCAATCCTTCAGCGGCGTAGGCAATCGCTTCCTTTGCCAGCGCGGTCGTTTTGTTGAGTGCGCCCTTGGGCCTGCCACGCCCTGCGGCCGGTGGAGTATCCTTCACTATTTTACGCCTCCCGTTTCAGCTCCGGCTTGCCGGTGGGCTGTGTCTGAGGTAATTGATGTGCGTTGCCCCTCTGCTCGGTTAGCGAAGGGAGATGTCCATGTTGCGGTCGTTGCGTTTGCGTCGTGCGGAACGGCGCGGTTACAATGAGGCCATGAGCACGTCAGGCATTGCCGATGTGCTGTTCGATAACCTGCTTGAAGAAGAAGCTTACTGGAAAGGCCGCCAGAGAGGTAATCTCGAACGGCTCGGTCTTGTGATCGCCAGGTGAGCTATCGGGCACTTTGCTCGATTGTCGGGGCGTTGGGATTATTGGCTATCGTGCTGGCGCTATTCGCGTAATCACTGCGGAGATACAAGTTATTTGCCCAAGAGGGAGCGCCGCTTTATGAGGTCGTCGCGGGGCGCCGCGAGATTCCCAAGGGCGAGGAGTACTTCGCCTTCACAAGCAATAAGACGGCGAATGGTATGTATGTAGAAGGCCCGCTCATGATGACTAAGTCGGAACCAATTCCGCTCGTCGGGCTCATCCCAGCGATAATCGCCACTTGGATCAACCGCCTCCATCTGTTTGTGAAGCGCCATGGCGGCTGTCTCTATGGTATCGTCGCGCGTCGCCACACTAGGAATCTACCTAGTATAGCACGCCGTATCAACTGAAATCTACCTTTCGCACGCGCTAGTTTAGAGTCTTCGTGCAGTCGTATGTGCCCTTGATGACGCCAGAGTGACCCGTGGCGAAATAGACCTCGCCGAACTTGTCCATCTTGCCTTCGATCCAGGTGATGTTGTCGGCTGTGTTGCCGGGGTAGGCAATGATGAAAATGGGAGCCGTGGCGAACTTGTCGTAGCTGACGTACAGGCCCCACACGCCACTGACCGAACCGATGAAATAGATTGCTGGATAGGTAAGCCCGTCCGGAGCCTTGCCGATCCCGATTGCACCCACCGAACTCGTGTTCGCGACTTGTGTCCACGTTGCGCCGTTCGTGCCGGACGAAATGAACAGCGGAGAGCTGAAGTCGGCCTGATAGAGAAGATCGTCGGTCGTGCCTTGAACGAAGTGCAGCCGCGATCCACCGGACCCGAGATTGCTGTAAATATAACCCGAATAAACCTTGGTCCACGCGCCGCCCAAGGGCTTCTTCCATACGCCCCTGTTCGTTCCGGAGACGTTGCCCCAGCAAAAAGCCCAGATCGTTCCTGTGGCGTGATCTAGGGTAACCGAACGACTGTAGGCGAACTCTGATTGGCTAAACCCGTTGAGCCCGTCAGCCGTGAACTCGGTAATATTGCTCCACGGGCCGCCGATCCCATTGGTGCTGAAAATCGGCTGCGCGTTGTTGGTCGGGAACAGATACAACTCACCGTCCTGCGGCGAAATGAGCTGGCACGGAATAACCGTTGAAGCCGGACTGCCGCTGAGCGCGGTCCACGTCTGACCCGCATCGTTCGATTGGCCCGAGGCGCTGTCGAAGAAGTAAGTCGCCTGAATGAGCTTTGTGGTCGAGTTTCCAACCCGATCGATCCACCAGCATGAGCTGTTGCTCGAAGGCGGAATAAAGCAATTGTTGTGAAGCCTACCGTCACCGAAATGGTTGAGGTTATTGAACCCAACTTCATCGGTAATCTCGAACGGGCCACGGTCGTGAGCAGAGGCCCACGGATTACCGCCGGGGATGCACATGACGTTGCTGATCTCCAGCAACTCCCAACCCGCGCAGTCCTCGATCCATTGTAACTCGTCGGTGTTTGGGTCGCTGATCTTGGCGCTGTCGAAATACCAGGAGCCGAAACCGTGAGCGAGATAGAAGCGCCCGCTGTAATCGGCGCACATCGGATAAGGGCCGCCGGCCGAACATCCGTTCGGGTGATCCTTCCCGCGAACGATCCCGATCCACGCAATACGCGTGTTGAAGATCGCTTGCTTGACCAGGCCCCAACGCCCCTTCCACGTCGTGCCGCCGTCCTTGGTGATGAACGGCTGTCCATTCCCATCAGAGCCAGCAATGATATTGGCGTTGTTCGGAACGACTGCGAGGGACGTTGCCTCAAAACTTCCGAGGCCGGTGGTGACTTTGGCGAAGCTCCCAGCGGCTGGCTTCTTGTAAATGTTACCGCCCGAGCTTTCGTTGTAGTTGATCGCCCAGAGGTTCCCGTTCGGGTCGTAGAACATGGTATTCGGAAGCGTCGGCGATCCGGATAGCAACGAGAACGTGCCGCTCGGCCCCGTCGTGCTTTCATAGATCCCGAAACCCTCAACCGAGTACGCACATTTCGAAGAGGTCGGATCGAACGTAACCAGATGCGGAACATTCGTCCCGTATCTATTCATTCCGGATGTGTGCATTGCGGTCGAGGAAACCGAAAGCGTCGGGTTGCTGACGGTGTAGGTTCCCGTTCCGCCCGTGCCTGAGCCTAGAGCAGTAATCCGCGTCCCGTTGCCGTTGCCACTCCACGCAATCATCTGACCGACTGCAAGCGGCGTTCCAGAAGTGAATGCAGAAACCGTCAGCGTCCCACCCGAGATCGAGCCAGTGAAGCTATTCAGCGCAATCGTGATCGTGTTGAGCGTCGAGCCGTCAGTTGTATAGATGACCTTGTCTTCCATCGGCCCGAACATCATCACATTCGGGTTCGTCGGATGGACGGCGTGGCGGTTTTGCATCCAGCGGAGGTTCGAGCCCCATCCCGCCGGAGGTGAATAATACGGTCCACCACTGAGCTGCGTGAACGTCCGCGAACTGCTCAGCGCGTTGGTCGATTTGACCAGGTATCCGTTGACGCACATGTAGCAGATGTTGGTGTTGCTTGGTGCGCAGGCGACCGAATAGACCGGCATTCCAAAGTTCGTGCCGACGCCGGTAAAGGTGACATTGTTGATTAAGGTCGGCCCGTAGAACGTATTCGGCAGGCTGGCCGTGGTTACGAGGTCTTCGTAAACTTGCTTTCCGGCAGGCATGATCGATGCGCCATGAACGTCGCCGACAATCGTCTTCGTGCCGTCCGGATAGCATTTGACATCCGTCGCCTGACCGCCCCCGCCGAGCCCGATCTTCTTGAATGTCATTCCCCCAGCGGGGATGCCCGTCGTTTTCCTCATGTCAGGCCCATGTCGAAAAACCGGAAGGAGGGGGCGCTGCTTGGTCGGCAGCGGACAGACAAATCGTAAGTTGGTCGTTAAGAGCCGCGCCCACCAGCAATGCGCGGAACGGAGCGGTCAGGGTCGGACATGATTTGCCGCCCGTTGCAGTGGCAGGGTTGCTCCCGCTGAACCATGTGATGACCCCAGCGGAAACCGTCCCGATCCAAAGCGTTTTGGTTGGGCAGTCGAACGCAAAGGCAAGACGTGCACCGGTTGTGAACGTCGGAGCCGTCGTGTTGACGTTGTTCGTCCAGAACACGCCGTTTGTGAATTCAGCGCCTTGCGCCTGGCCGCCTGGGAAGCTCGCAGTGTTAAGCCCGGTTCCGGCGATACCGGCGGCAGATGAGCCAGCCGTCGTATCAACAGTGACTTCCCAATAGACTTTGCCGGTGGAAACCGAGGAAACCGAAAGCGCAGACTGATTGGACGTGTTGCTCTTGTTCTTGATCGTCTTGTTGACGTTCGAGTATGTGTAATCCTCTGAGTTCAGCGATGTGTCGAGCTGGTTCGAAACGCCAATTGTCGTGATTTGATAGGTCGCCGTGAACGTGCCAACCTTCACCGCGACATTGACCGTCGCCCCACCTGTCGCCGAGCTTGTTCCCCGCGCCTGAATCCAGTCGCCATTGGCAACGGTCGTCGAAGCCGAGCCCCAAGCCGTCCACGTCGTGCCCTGATCGTGCGAGATGCGAATTTCGCCGCCTGTGACGGTGACAGGAGCGTTGATCCCCGACCCGAGCCCCGTAACCACCCAGGTATTGCTGGCCTGCTCAAGCGTATTTGCAGGAGCGTTGGTGGTGTTCGTCCAGCTAA